CACCGAGACGGTCAAGAAGGGCGAAATCTTCTACGTCGTTCTCTGCGAAGCCGTCAACGACCAGACCAAGGCGTCCCTGGGAACCCCCAAGCGGTACACCGTCGCCGCCGACGCGACCGCCTCGGGTGGAATCGCAACCCTGACCGTCACGGAGGCCGTCTACGCTTCGGCCTTGGACGCCCGCCAGAACGTCACCCGCCTCCCCACGGCTGGCGACACGGTGGTCTGGGTCGGCGCGGGCTCGGCGACTGTCCAGCAGGGCCTGTTCTACAACCCTCTGGCCTTCGCGACCGCGTTCGCCGATCTGCCCGTGGACGACGAGGCAAACGGCGCGATCACCACGGTTCCCGGAACAAACATCCGTCTGCGCTTCGAGCGGCAGAAGGACAGCAAGGCCGGAGAAACCGTCTATCGCTGGGACGTGCTCATGGCCTCCGCGCTGGTGGAGCCTGCTTTCGCGGCTCGCTTCCTCCGCACGGCTTCGACCACCTGATCCTTCGATGAACCCAAGGCGGGCGGGGGAAACCTCGTCCGCCTTTCCCTTTCCAGGAGACCACGCCATGCGCTACCCCATTGTCCGAGTGAACACCGATGGATCCCGCGTGGTGGTCCGCAACCGGGAAGAGGCCTACGCCGAACCCGAGCGCATCGCGGCATTCCTGCCCGACGCAAAGATCCCCGAGGGAGCACCTCGCGAGCCCGTGACCAGCGAAGACGACGGCACCGAGTCCGCGCAGGTCGAGGACACGGTGACCACCGCCAAGCGCGGCCCCGGCCGTCCTAAGAAGGTTTTGGCGTAATGGCCTGGACCGCACTCGACACCGTCACCGACGCGCTTCTCCTGTGCGGGGCCTACTCTCCCGGTGAAGCTCCCTCCGCGCCCGTGGGACAGATCGGGCTTTCCTTCCTGAACCAGATCCGCGCCTCCCTCAACGCCAAGGGCATGACCTGCTACGGAACCTCGACCATCGCCCTGACGGCGGACGGCGGGCCATCCTACACTCTCGGCACCGGAGGCGACAACCCCACGCGGCCCGTCGGTGTGATGTCGGTCCAGTACGAGGACGGCGGATCCATCTACCAGCTCGAAGAGGTCCCCCTCGCGCAGTACCAAGCGTACTTCGACAAAGCGACCTCCGGCACGCCGGGAGCCTATGCGCTGGACGGCGCTTTCCCGCTCCTGGGCCTGTACATCTACCAGCCGCCGACGACCGGAACGATCCGCGTCGTGATGCGGACGCCCTTCTCCGAGATCACCAACCTGTCCGACGCGATGCCGGACCCGCCCGAGTACCGGGAATACTTCCGCTACGCCCTTGCCGAGGCGCTGGCGACGATTCCGGGCCTCGGGACGGGCGAGCCCTCGGGTTTCGTGTCGAGCCGGGCCGCAGCCCTCCTGAGCGACCTCCAGACAGCCAACGTCGCCCACAACATCCCGGCGAAGTTCATGCCCTACGCCTTCCGCAGGAACTACTGATGGTCTTCGAGACCTTCCTTTCCCCCGCCTACTCGTCCAATGTCCGAGGCGTCGGCGGCGACACCCTCGTCAACCTCCGCCCCGAGATCGCAGGGCCTGGCGCGGCGTCGGAACGGATGTGGGTCCACACGCCCGCGCTGCGCGTCTTCGCCCCGCAGACCGTCACGACCGCGTGCCGTGCGCTTCACCTCACCGGCGGCGGGCGCGTCTTCCAGGTTGCCGGGACCACGCTCTGGGAGATCCTTTCCAACGGGACGCGGGCGAGCCGGGGCGCGATCTCCAGCATTTCCGGACCGGTGGGCATCGCCTCGAACGAGGATGAAATGGTCCTCGTGGACGGCGTCGCGGGCTACCTGTACAACTTCGCGGCGAACACGCTGGCCCTGATCTCGGATCCCGAGTTCCCGAACGGCGCGAGCACGGTCTGCACGGTGGACGGCTATTTCCTCGTTGAGGAGCCAGGCTCGATCTTCATCCGCTGGTCCGAACTCCGCAACGGCGCGACGTGGCCGACCCTATCCCGCGCATCCGCCGAAGCCTTCCCCGACATCGTATCGGGCGTGATCGCGGTCGCTGGTGAGGTCTGGGCCTTCGGGACGCAATCCGCGCAGGCCTTCTACGACTCCGGCGACGTGTCCCAGGAATTCCAGGCGATCAAGTCCGCCGCCATCCAGATCGGGACCGACGCCCGCCAATCCTGCGCCGCCGCTCGCGACTCGATCTACTTCCTCGGCTCCGGTCCCGACGGTTCCGCCCGCGTCTTCCGCACCCAGGGCTACAGCGTCCAGCAGATATCGACTCCCGGCATCTACGGCATCCTGTCGACCGCCTCGGACCTCTCCGGAGCCGTAGGTCGCGTCCACTCGTTCGGCGGTCACACCTACTACGTCCTGACCATCGCGGCCATCGAAAAGACGCTGGTCTACGATGTGGACCTCGGGGAATGGCATGAACGGGCGTGGATGGACCCGGACACGGGCATTCTGTCCCGCTGGCGTGGCCTTCACGCCTGTTTTGGGCATGGCTATACGCTGGTGGGCGACTCGAACGGCAACGCCGTGTACAAGCTCTCCGACACGGACTACCGGGACGAGATCCCGGACCGCTCGGGCGACTGGTGGATCCTGCGGGAACGGGTCTTCGGACACATGGGATCCGAGGGCAAGATGGTCCAGTACCACAATTTCGAGATCCACGGGCGCAAGGGCGTCGGCACCGTCACCGGACAAGGCTCTGCCCCAGTCGTGATGCTGTCCTACTCGAACGACGGCGGCATGACCTACGGGTCGTCCCGTGAACTCGACGTGGGAGCCCTCGGGCAGTACGATTTCCGGATGCGGACCGTCCTTTGCGGGCAGGGACGGGACCGGATGTGGCGGCTTCGCATGACCGACCCGATCCCCGTAGCCTGGACCATGACAACGGGCGATGTCCGGGTGCTCTCGCGATGAGCTTGGAACCGCCTCCCGTCACGACGCCATTCAACGGCGAGCGCATCGAGACGACCCCTCTGGCGAAATGGCTCTACCTGTTGTGGCGATACCTCCAGACGGCGGGCGGCGTTCCGGGGCCGACGGGCGCGACGGGCGCGACGGGTCCGCAGGGTCCGACAGGTCCAGCGGGGCCAGGGTCCAGCGTCCCGGCGCACGTCGCCGCGATCACGCAAAACGAAATCGCCTACTGGAACCAAGCCTACGTCGATTCCCAGGCGATCCCCGGAACCGAAGTCCTGCGCGAGGCGCAGTTCACCCCGATGGTCCTGGCTGGTGTGGCGAATACGCCCGCAGTCGGCGATCTGGTTGACGCGAACATGAAATGCTACCGCTTTGCCGGAGCCGGACCTTTCGAGGAACTTTCCTTTTCGTGGGATGTCCAGCACGACTACAAGAGCGGGTCGGACGTGATTTTCCACGTCCATTGGGCTCCCACGACGGCGGCGGCGGGCGATGTCTACTTCAAGGTCTATTACCTCTGGGAGTCGGCTGGGGCCGTGATTCCTGCGCCGACACTCCTGACGATCGCGGCGGTCCCCGCTCCCGGCGTGGCGTGGCAGTCGTCGCGGACGGACTTCACGATCCCTGGCGTGGGAAGAACCTTTAATGCCCGGCTGGTCGTGCGCCTGATCCGCAATTCCGGCGACACCGAAGACACCTACGCCGACGATGCCGCGCTTGTCTCGGTGGGCATCCACTACACGGCAATTCCTCTCCAGCCTTAAGGGGCTTCCCAATGACCGAAAACGACGTATATTTCCAAGAGTTACCACCGGAAACGGTGAGCTTTTCGGCGCGGTCCCCGTTGGGCCGAAACGGCGGCGAGGTGGTAGCATGGATCCAGTAACCTTGGGACTTGGGGGCCTCTCACTGGGAGCCAACCTCGTCGGCGGGCTGGTCGGACGCTCCGGAGCCCGCAGACAGGCCCGAGCCGCCGAAGAAGCCGGACGTCTTGGTTCCGAGGCCGCACGGTATGCCGCCGACCTCCAGGACAAGCAATTCCAGCAGACGAAGGCTGATTTCGCCCCCTACGTCGGCGCAGGACAGCGCGGCCTCGACACCTACGAAACCGAGCTTCGCGGCGGGCAGTACGACCCGGCGCAGTTCGGATTCCAGGCCCGCACACGGAACTACGACCTCGGAGCCGACCCGGTCTTCGGGAACGTGCTCGACCAGGCCATGAAGCGCATCCAGGCGACCCAGGCCGCGAAGGGATCCTTCGGCGGCGGCGGCACGCAACGAGCCCTCCAGCGCGAGGCCGTGAACTTCGGCCAGCAGTTCGAAAACCAGGACTACCAGCGTTTCCAGGGAGAAGAGGAGACTCGCTACGGCCAGGCCAACGACGCATTCAACCGCGACTACGGTGCCAAGCAGGACCGCGCCAACCGATTCCAGGGCCTCGGCCAGATGGGTATGAATGCCGCAGGGCAGGTCGGCCAGTTCGGAGCCAACAGCGCCAACCAGATCGGCCAACTCGGGATGTCCGGGGCGGCATCGCTCGGGCAGGGATTGACCCAGGGTGCGGGCTTCCGGTCGGCTGGAGATGACCAGTTGCTCAACAGCATCGGCGGCGGCGTGCAGGATGCGGGCCAGCTCATGGGCTACGGCTCGCGAGGCTCGGGCGTGATGCGCAACTCAGTCATGGGGAAGGCGTTGGCACAGCCGACGTACCGCTTCTGATGGCCGTCCAGCCAATCCGCCTCGGGGAATCCTTCCTCCAGGGGAGGCAACAGCGGATCACCGAAGACCGCATCCGTCAGCAGATGGAGCAGGACGCGGCCCGTGAGGCGTTCGACGCTTCGATCCGGCCCATCCGTCAGGCAGAAGCGCAGTACGGATTGCGAGGCCAGATTCTCGGCACCGTGGAGACGCCCGAAGACTACCGCGCCGCGCTCGGTGAGGTGTCGCGCCTCAACCTGCCTACGGGCGACCTTCCCGAGGACAAGCGGTCCACCGCGTGGATGGCCTTCAAGGCTCCCGAACCCGCGCAGGTCGCGCCGTCGTGGATGCCCGCATGGGCCAAGCCTGCGCCGATGCTTCCTTCCTCCACCGCGCTTCCCGCTGGTGAGATGTCGCAAGGCCAGATCGCGCCCGAAGACATCCCCCACGTCCAGCGTGCGGCAGAACGTGGGCTTCCGCTGGTCCAGCAGTCCAAGATGCGCGAGGCGGAAGCCAATCGCGGTCTTCGTGGATTGGAACTCGACTCCCGAGCGCAGAAGTACGCGACACAATTGGAGTACGCCGATCGCGCCGCACAGCTGGCGGATCGTCGCATGAATCTCCAGGAGTCCGCCGCCGAACGTACCGCACGTATCGAGCGCGAAAAGCTAGACATCGCACGCCAGGCGGCGACCTCGGCAGGCACCCAGGGCGAGGCCGTCAAGCTGGCCATCAAGGACATCCCCGTCTTCCGCGACGAGGCCCGCACCGCGCTGTCCGGGATTAAGACGCTCGACCAGATGAAGGGCCTTCTCGATGCCGGAGCGGGCGCTCGGCCTGGCCAGATCAAGGTCTTCCTCTCTCGCCTCACGGGTCAGCAGACCGAGGGCATGGCCGACGCCGAAGTCTACCAGCTCCTGGCTGAAACCCTGCGCGGCCCTCTGAGGACGGACATCGTTGGTCCCGGTCCCATGACCGAATCCGAACAGCGACTACTCGGGCAGGTCACGGGCGGCGGCACCACAGGATCCAAGGCGGCAGCTCGCCTCCTGGACATCTACCGCGAAAGCGCGACCGGGAAGATTCGCAACTACAACGAGACTCGCCGCCGCGTTGGTCAGACCGAGCCGTCCGTCCTGCGCCTCTACGAGGAATTGCAGATCCCCGGCGCAAGCGGTCAGGCACAGCCGACCGCATCGCCCTACAAATTCACCAAGTCCTACCAGGGCGCGACCTATGGCCGCAACTCTGACGGCGAATCTTGGAAGTTGGTCAAGTAATGCCCGCGAACACCTTGCCCGCAGACTTCGATTTCCCCGAGGAGCTTCCGGGGGATTTCGCCTTTCCCGAAGAGGGATTCCAGGCCCCCGTCGCCACGGCCATCCCCGCCGAAGTCCAGCCGAAGTCCTGGGTGGACGCGATGTTTCCTCGGACGGCACGGGCCGAAGGTGCGGGGGCTACGGCCTCGGGCCTGGCTCTGGACCTTCTGAGCGGTCCAGGTCGTGCTTACGAGTCCTCTGTCCCGGCATGGCGAGCCCCTGGCGAGTCGTTCCAGGATGCTCTCGGGCGCACCGCACCGCGAGGAGACGAAGGATGGATGAAGCGAGGGACATCGACGCTCTTGCGCGATCCTGCCAATATCCCTATGGCAGTTCTCGCACCCCTCACCGGTGGTACAAGCGTCGCGCCTTGGCTTGCCAAGCTCGGATGGGCAGGAAAAGGACTGTCCAGCGGTGCCGCGATGGGCTCGACCGTCGCCGCGACTCGCCAGACCGAGAACGTCGCCGCTGGACGCCCTCTGGATGCCGTGGAGGTGGGTAATGATGTCGCAATCGGGTCAGCCCTTGGCGTCGGATTCCCCCTTCTTGGGAGAGGTCTCGCAAGCGGTGGCCGCTGGGCGCAACGCACAGGAAAGAATATCCTGCAATCGATCATCAAGCCGCAGGGCGTGGATGAAATCCAGGGCTTCGAGCGGGCGCTGGAAGCTGGCCTCCTGCCTGAGTTCGCCGGATACGGCACGCTCACCGCCAAGGGCGCGGGGCGTCGTTTCCTTGCCCGTCTGGATGACCAGGCCGCAGGATACGAGCCCGCTCTTGCCGCCGCCGACGCCACGGGACAGCGCGTCAACGCATCCCAGGTCATGCGCACCGCTCGCGGCGATGTTGCCGGGAGGGTGTCGGGCGGCGGGTTGACGGTCTCCCCAGAGTCCGCACAGCGCGGGATTGATTGGGCCGGAGACATCATGTCCGCGCCCGGCTCTGCCGATGAGGTCATGGCTCGCATGGCTGGAATGACGCCCGAGCGCATGGCTCGCGGGCCTGTGGTGGCATTGTCGCGGCAGGCTGAACTCGCCCCCGCATCCACAATGCGCGGGCCTGTCGTGATTCGCGAGCAGATCGCCGCACCTCCTCCGACAGCTTTCCAGGACGTGATGGTCGGCGGCGTTCGCCGTAGGATCGGCGAGGCTGTCCCGCAGAATCTGCAGATGGGCGCGACCATGGCAGAAATGGGGGGGCAGAGCCTTCCCGCCCGCACCATGGAAGTGGGAACAGGGAAGTACCGCGAACTGGTCGGAGGCGTCGCACCTTCCCCGCAAGATGTCACTCTCCTTCCGTCCGTCGCCAATCGGCGCAAGAGCGGGATGTGGAAAGAAGCATTCAAGAGCCAGGACGCCGACCAAACCGCCCGAGGCGCCAGCGCCCTGGCGACAGGCCGCGCCGCCAATGCAGAGTTGGGCAAAATCTCTCCCGAGTTGGCCGAACTGAATACCAGATTGGCTCCCTACTACGCGGGATCGGATGCCGCACTCCGCGCCGCCACGACTCGGGGAAATCAATACTTCATCGGCCCGATGGAGCTTTGGGGCGGCGCTTTGGGCGCTGGGACGGGATCTGCCGCAGGGCTTGGTGGAGCCGCAAGCGGAACCGTTCTCGCCGTTCTCATGGCTCGCGCCGCACGATCTCCCGCATTTGCCCGAAGCCTGTACGACGCTGGCCGGATCTCTGAGGCCACCTACCGCGCATTCCAGACTCCCCAGGGACAATCCCTTGGCCGACAACTCCTCGCAGGGGCTACGGTTGCCGCGTCTCCCACCGACAACGCCCGAGGAGCCCGCTAAGTGGCCACTCTCGGCAAAGCCCTCCTGCCGCGCACCCGTGCGCTACTCGACCAGGGACAGCCGTGGTACTCGCCTCGCGTGGGCCTCGCGTCGATCATGGACCAGGCATCGCTTCCGGGCCGTGCCTACGCATCGCTTGGACGGCCTCAGGCGGAGGCATTCGGCGATGCCGTGGCGCGTACCGGGCCGACACTTGCGCAGTACGGCGACCCGCTCTACCAGGCGGGGGGGGGCGAGTTCTCCGAGACGGTTCTGCGGGATCCAACGCTCCTCCCGACCTTGGGTGCGTCCCTCATCGCTCGACAGCTTGGAAGGGCTGGCAAGGCCTTTGCGGAGGGCGTTAGCGCGGCGAGCGCATCCGGGGCCGATCAGTACAGCCGGGAGGGCACGGTATCGCCTCTCGGGATGGCTTTGGCCGCTGGCCTCGGTGCGGCTCCGCAGGCCATGCCACGGGGTACGGGCGCACGGGCGGCGATGATGGATCATCCAACATTCAGGAAATACGGACTGAACCCGGAAGACGGGGTAACGCTTTATCACGGATCCCCACGAGAATTCGATAAATTCGACCTCGCTAAGGCTGGATCTCAAAGAGCTATGACAGAAGGATGGGGGGCCTATTTCACCGTAGACAAAAACAATGCAAGGGCATTCGGTAATAATGTTATTGATTTAAATCTATCCTCCGACGATTTACAGAGAGTTATAGACCTTGAGGCCCCAATGTCTGCGCAAACACCATTTGTCCGTGACGCATTGGGCGACCTAGCGCAAGCCGTTCCAGACCCAGACGATGCTATGATGCGGATCCAAACGATGGCGCGTGATCCGATGTATAAAAGCTATTTTGGCGGGGAGATCGGGAAATCTTTGTGGGATTATGATAAAATAAGAAGTCTAATTCTCTCCGATAGATATATCGAAACCCCTGTCGGGCGTATCCTTAAGGGCCAATTTTTGCCGCAAGATATTCGCGGGTCTTCGCTTGTTAAGCGTGCAGAGGGGTCCATGTCTGGATCATCTCGGCGTGGCAATAGTTGGCTCAATGACTACGGCGTAATCGGGTATTCAATGCCGTCGAGCAGTGATATCCTTGCAAAAAACAAGAATACGGCAAATGCTGTAATCTTCGATGCTGACATACTGTCCCGCTTTGGCAGCACACCCAAAACCACCCCACGCGCCGCCGCGCCGCTCCAGGCGCTCGGCTCCCGCCTCGCCGCCGGAGCCCAACAGGCCGCGCTTCGGAAGTATCTTTCTGGTGACGGCGAACAGGGCGATTCTTACTTCACGAGGCGCAGATAATGGCAACCCTTCCCTACCTCGGCCAGGTCCCCGCGCAGTGGTTCAACCTCGCCGGGTCCGCCGCGCTGTCCGGTGGCACACTCTACTTCTACGAGGTCGGCACCTCGACCCCGAAGGCCGTCTACACCGACTACCAGGGCCTCACGGCGGCGGGAACGTCCGTCACGCTCGACGCCACGGGCCGCGCCAACGTCTTCACGAATGGTCTCTACCGGGTCATCCTGCGCGATGCGGTCGGCGTCCAGATCGGCCCGTCCGTTGACGGCATCGGCTTCCCCGAAGGTGTGGACGCCGGAGCCGCTCGAACCGTCGAGAACTACGACGACCTCCGCGCCTTCACTGGGGCTGACGGCACCGTGTTCGTGGTCGAGGGCCGTACGGCCAACGGCGACGGCGGCGCGGGCCTGTTCGTCTGGGATGCGCTGGAGACGGCGACCGACGACGACGGCACGATCCTGACGCCCGGCACCAATCCGGCTTCGGGGCGATGGGTCCGCATCTTCTCTGGTGACATGGACTTGCGCTGGTTCGGCGGCGTGCTCGACAACGCGACCGACGATACCGCCGCCTATGCTTCGGGCCTCGCCGCGTCGGTAGGCCGTAAGCGGTGGCTGGGGGTCTTCGGCGGCACGGCTCGCCTTGCCTCGACCGTTTCCGCTCCCTCCGGGGCGATGATCCGCTTTACCAGAGGTGGAGCCCTGACGGCGTCGTCTGGCGCGGTCTCTGCGGGCTTCCCGAGCGGGTCCACGCTGGAGGGCGCGTATCGATGCTTCAAGGGCTCGCTGGTCGTCTCCATCGCCCAGGAAGCCGCGTGGCAGGTGGACCCCGACTGGTGGGATAGTGTGGACGACGACGCCCGCATCCTTGCCGCGACCACTGCTTGCGCTTCAGCCAATCAGCAGGTGCTCATCCGTCACGCCTACGCCATGACTTCGAGCTTCACCCAGCCGACGAATCCCGTCCTCGTCTTCGAGGGCTCGGGCAGGCTGGCCTGGACCGGAGCGGGCGCGGTGAACATTGTTCTCCGCCGCTTCACCTCGGGCGAGCCTGGCGGTGGTCGGTTCTTCTTCTCGAGCGTCGCCAAGCTGGCATCGCTGGCCATGGTGGACAACCAGGACGACTACCTCTCGCCTCTCCTCTTCGGGGCCAATGGAGGCGGCATCGCGGACGACTCCAGAGCGGTCTGGCCTGTCGTCCTGCACGGCAAGGGCCAGATCGATTCGCGGATCCTCGTCAACGTCACGCTAGCGAAGACGGGATCGATTGATCTGCGCGGCCCCATCGCCGACGGCACCAGCTACACCGACTCGGACGACGTTCCCGCCGCGATCATCCTCGGGAGCGGCATCGACCTCACGGCCACCGAGGGGATCACTCTGGTGGGCGTCGGCATCATCGCCAAGAACGCCGCACAGTCCAGCGTTACGGCCACCGGGAACGCTATCCTGCGGGATGCGGTCCTGTGGGGCCAAGAGAACGCCGGAGTGGCGTCGTTGGGCTTCGAGGCGGCATCGATCAGCGCCGACCAGGTCCTGGCTGTGGTCGCCCCGATGCACGGCGCAAACAGCGCGATCCAGGGCTCGATCATCGAAGGATCCGGGACCTACTCCGTCGCAGGTGTCGATCAGGTCGGTCTGGGAGGCAATAGCTGGACCATCGACCGGACCACCATTGAGGAGGCAAGCCGGGTCGGGATTCAGTCCATCCGGGACTCGTCCATCGTGGCGGATGTCGTCACATGGGCGGCGAACGCGGAGAGCATTTCCTCCACCGTCACGCCTCTCCTCAGCACGTCGCGGGGTGCTACCTCTGGAATCCTCTTCATCCGTGGCGGAGCGTTCTCGCTGTCGGTCGACTCCCGGTCCGGCGACGGCGTGTTCGTCTCGGACCTGCCGTCGAATGTTCAGTTCCCGTGGAACGGATACGGCATCATGGACATCTCCAATGCCCGCAACGTGCCGCACAACGCGGGAAGCTCGGGCGACGCGGTGAGACGGTGCGCAAGCATCCTTGACGGCGTCAAATCGGGCGAGGGGCAGAACTCCAATCTCGGAGCGACCCAGACCACGACCAGCGCAACGACAAACTGGACCTTCGCGCCTTCCGGCACGCCTTCGGTTGTGTCTGATGCGTTCTCCTGGGGAGCTGGATCCCTTGCCGCTACGCCCGCGACCATCGATAAGGCCATCGTCTCGAACGACGAAAAGCGTCTTGCGGCCTATGGCGGGTACGTCATTGTCGAGTTCACGGGCGGTATCACCTCGATCCGTCTTCTGATCGGCGCGGAAGATTCGACCATCACGGCGGCACCGAGCACGCAGGGCCAGAAGGCCGTCTTCCACATCTGGCCCGGCGTATTCGCCGCGACCACCAGCTACAGCCTTCGCGTCGGCCACAACGGGCAAGCGGGGACGGTCAAGGTCACGATCCTTCCGTGCGCCCCGGTGGACGCCCGGCAGTGGTGGACCTTCTGGGGCGGCGACCGGACGCTGTCGGCCTCCCGGTACAACACTTGGAAAGCTGGCCTCGACGAAGGCGGTGCGTGCAAGTCGCTCGACCTGTGGTGCGAGTCGCTTCCCGTCTTCCCGTTCACGCCACGGCCCGAAACAATTCAGCCGTGGATGACAGTCTTGGCCCCGCAAGTCCGGATCTTCCCGAAGAACCAGGATCACACGGGGGGAGTCGTCGCGAATCCCCTCTTTTCCTCTAAACTCTCAGGCGGGGCAGGGTTCAGAACCTACCTCTGCGGGGAAGGCTAAATGTCCGGAGTTCTCGCCCCTCAATGGATCTTCCAAGCCCTCACAGACGCGGGGGATGTCGCCTCGGGCGCTCGCCTGTTCTCGTTCGTGGGAGGCGGTGGAAGCGTGCCGAGTCCGCTGTACGCAGACAAGGCGCTCACGACCCCGCTCGCGAATCCCTACGAGTTCGACAGCGCGGGCCGTGGGCAGTTCTGGCTGGATTCCTCGATCACCTACCGCCTGCGCCTGGAGACGGCGACGGGCGTCCTGATCGAGGAGCGCGACGGCGTGGAGGGTGCGGCGGGAATGGCGACGCTGGCCAACAGCACCGACCCGACCCAGGGCGCGGGGCTCATCGGCATCTATGGGTCGAACCTGCGCGACGTAATGGACCGTTTCGAGATCAACCTTCTTCGGTTCATCCCGAGCACGGAATGGGCAGGCATCCGCAACGGTGTCACGACCTACGATTGTACTCCAGCGCTTGAGGCCGCGATTGCGGCGTCGGTGTATGGCGCAGGCATCTACGCGCCTGCCGGGCACTACAAGTTCTACACGTCCTGCCGGATCAAGAAGGGCGTCCACATTCGTGGTGATGGAGGGCTCGCATTGTTCGGCGGGACCACCTTCTACAAGGCGGCGGACGTACTCACGTTCGACACCTGCGCCGACGGAATCTACACCACCTCGGAAAACTGGATCAACGCCCCGACGTGGGAGCAGATCCGGTTCCAGACGCTCCAGCCAGCCGGACAACCCAAATGGACTTCGGACTTCATCATGGAGCGCCTGTGCCTCGGCGGAGGGTTCATCAAGTGCATTTTCAACGGCGAAGGACAGGGGGCCGCGCTGGCCTTGGAGCGTGTCCAGGATAAGGCATTGGACTCCGTATTCTTCCGTGGCATGGGCGAGGAGCTTGGCGGCAAGGCACAACTTTACCTCATGCCCCCGCGAGTCACAATCAACCCTGCAATCCCATTCGATGATTCGGTCAACGAAATTCGAGCGTATGCCTGTCATTTCGAGTGGAACCACGGCGTCGGGACGTACACGAACCCGGAAACGGGGTTGACGAATACAACGGCGCGAAGCGTCGCCATTAAGTCTCTGCACCGCGACGGGTCGCTGTCCAACAATACCGGAATCAAATTTTGCGAATCTAAATTTGAGACGGGAACGTCTGCGGAGTTCAATGGGATTGCAAATCAACGCGCCGCGATCTACTTGGATCGGGCCCTCAACTTCCAATTCATCGAGGGGAATTTTAATCAAACCAACCGAGTATTTGAGGGCGTTGGATGCCGAAATATCCGCATCCATGGGACGGTGGTAAAGTACGACCCATCCACGGCCCCCGGCTTCTTTGCGAAGTTCACCAATACGGACGTGATCGACATTGACGTTTCGGGATACGTCAACCCGGCGCTTGCGAATCAATTCCCTGGATGCACTCGCGTCAACGAGAAGGCTGTGAATGCCTCAGAGTTCTCGACTTTTTCGCAGTACGCATCCGACGATATCGCAAGACATGGACGCAAACAGTTGCGGAACTACGCAGGCCGCACCAATGGGTCTGTGATCGACTCCATCACCACACCTACCAAAACGGCAATCCTATCAAACGAAATCTCTTTCGCCGCAAATTACGGGGACGTGCTCCTGGGGTTCCCGGCGAAATACATCAGTCGATTCCGCAACGGAATGACTTTGCGATTCAAGGCTTCCGCATCCCTCGCGGGACACGCAATCTTTGCGTCGTACCACTCATACCCGGCGACATCTCGAACGCAGGGTGACGGGGTCAATACCGATTTCCCGATTGGCGTATTTTTCCCGGTGGACATCGACTTCCCCTGGTTGATTCCGGTGACCGTCCAACTCCAAAACAGAATCACTGGAGCAACGACAGCCCAGACTGCGGGAGTTGATTACACCCTGACCGGAGAAAGCGATTTCCAGGGCGGAACGGTGGCGCTTCTTGTCGCCCCGAGCGCGGATTACGATGTAATCATTTCTCGTGCAATTATGAGGAAAAACATTTTGAGTGTCATCGTCAGCACTAGCCCGACGTGGTATTCAGTATTCATTCCCCCGGCCGTCCTCAAGCTGGAGAACGTCTACCTCTGCCTGACTGCGGCTCCCACGTCTGAGGTCGCTGGGCTCTACTACACAATCCACGAATTCGAGCCCCTTGACTACGCCGAGGCGACCGCCACGCCGTACTACCCCGCTCTGGCCGTGAACTTAGGCCCTGGACAGCCTCCCATCGCTGGCGGTGGGTATGGGTGCGGATGGGAGGTTGGAGCCTTTGTCAAGGCGGTCAACGCTTCTACGAAAGATCCCATTCTCCTCGGGTGGGAATGCACATCCTCGACAGGGAACGGCGGCGTTGGCTCTTTTCGCGAGGTCTACGCCGACCGCGAGACGTCCATCGTCAACACAGGGACAACCTCCTACACGCTCCCCGCCCCGACCACGCAGACCATCGGCGCAAGGCGGCGCTACACCAACAACGGCACCGCGACAATCACGGTCACGGCGTTCGCTGGCGACACGTTCGCCAAGTGCTCGCAGACCGTGCTCTCCTTGGGCGTCGGCGAGTCCGTTCTTCTGGAGTACACGGCGGCGAATGTGTGGAGCATCCTGGATGGCCTGGTGTCGCTGGCAGAGATCACCTACTCTGGGAGCGTCGCACAGACCATCAACACCGCGACGACAACCAAGCTCACATCCTTCAATACGAACGCCGTTTCGCTCAACTGCACGGCGGACCAAGCGAACGACAAGATCACGACGACTCGCGAAGCCCTATACGAGCTGGAGGCGAACCTGTCGTGGTACACCGGGACCATCACGAACTTCACGGTCTCGATCTTTGTGGACGGATCGCTCGCCGGGATCTCTGCCGTCGAATACTTCGGAGCGACGGGGTCGGCAACCTCCCAGGTGGAGGCTATCGCCCTTCGCGTTCCTGGCGTCCGCATCGCGGCAGGAAAGGACATCGATCTGCGCATCGCCCACAGTGACGCTGGATCCGTTATCATCGGCGTCGTTCGCGCATCCCTTTCGGCCAGGAGGATCGGCGCATGACCGCAGAAGTCACGCGAGATGAGTTTGAGGACTACCGCAGGGCGCATCACGACGCCATGAACACGCTCGCGAAGACCTCCGAGGCCATGAACATCAAGGTGGACCGGATCTACGATAT